GGCTATTCAGGCTGGGGAGTTTTTCTTCTCCTATTCGGAAGCTGGCGAAGTGGTAGCTGAGTACGACATTAACAGCCTGGTTACCTTTACTGATGGCAAAGACGAAAGCTACCGAAAAAACCGTGTGATTCGGGTGCTGGATACCTTTGCAACCTATCTTCGGAATAATTTCCCGCCTAACAAGTACGCCAACAACGAAATCGGTTGGGAGATCATGAAGGGCATCGGCAAAAGCATTCTTAAAATTTTTGAGGATGCCGGTGCAATTACCAATGTGGACTACGACAACGATTTTCTCGTAGATGCGGATTTAACCGGCGGCGACAAAACCTATTTCAATGTGTCGATTCAGCCGGTAGACAGCAGCGAAAAACTGTTCTTTACCGTATCCACGTTGTAAATAATGCAAGGAGGATTGAATCATGGAATATAACAGAAGCCCTATCTCCCTTCGAGAAGGGGTGATTTACATTGATGGAGTTCTCGTGGCAGACAGCGTAAGTTTCACTTTGACTTGGACGCCGGATGTGTGGAATGGCCGGCTTCTTGGCGACCGTTCAACCAGCAGCCGCTGGCTTGGATACAGTGTAACCGGTGAAATCGTCCGGCGGCGGTCTACTCCGTTTTTGGATGAAAAAATCGCAGAGTATGCCGCTTCCGGACAGACCCCGGAGATGACCATTCAGGGCATCATGAATGATACCAACAGCGATTACTACGCCGAACACGGTATTATTACCAAAACGGCAGTCGGCTGTGTACTTACCAGCGGATTTACCCTGGTGTCACTGCAAAGCGACGGCCAGGTGTTGGACGATACCATTTCGTTCAACGCCAGAGACGTTAAATAATCAATGCAAGTCCGTTGTGCGAAACAACGGCTTTTTTCTTTTGGAGGGATTTGAATGAGCGCAAAAAGCCTGTCCTATTTTATGCGGGACACCAAAGACAAAATCGTTACCGTTCCCGGCCCTGATACCTTCAAGGATGAAAGCGGAAAGGTGATTGACCTTGAAATCCGAATGCTGTCCCAGGCGGAAGTGAACAAGATCAACGAGGGTTACCGGCGCAAATCCATCGCCACAGATAAACGGGGTAATCCTGTTGTATTTAATGGCGAAGTTGTCTGGAAAACCGAACGGGACAATACCAGAGCCATGAATCACATCATTGTGGAAGCATTGGCATATCCGAATCTCAAAGATAAGGAACTGATGGACTTTTACGGATGCGTGGATGTTACTGATATGCCCATGCTGGTATTTTCTTCTGCCAAAGAATACAACCATGTTCTGCGGGCGGTTATGACGGCCCTTGGCATGAGGGAGCAGGATGACGAAAGCGAGCTAGAAGAAGCAAAAAACTAATCCGGGAGCCGGGAAGTGAAGGCTTTTGGGCGCACGTCCTCTGGCAAAGGCATGGTCTCCGGCCGGAAAAGTTTGAATCCATGAACCGCAAAACTCAGCTTTGGTACATTGCTTCGGAGCTTGTGTACCAGGAAGAACTAAAGAAGGCCAAAGAGAAACGGAGGTGAAATAATTGGCGGGTTTAAGCGCAACCTTCCGGCTCATTGATGAAATGAGCGACAAACTGGATGCGATTGCAGCCAGGGGCGCACAAATGATGAATCAGCTTGAGTATGGGGGAGCCAGAGTTTCGGAATCGTTTTCTTCCGTGGTTGATACGGTTGACAGTTTCAAAAACGCCATTGGGGAAATGGAAGCTCTGCAAAATCAATTTGCTAATTCCACAGAGGAAGCAGGGCGGTCAAACGAACAGTTGGAACAAGCTGCTGCAAATGCTGCAAACGCAGCTGCAAATCTATCTTCCGTTTTAAGTGAAACCGAAAGTATTCAAAATGAACTTTCTACTGCTATGAATGCCGCAAGTGAAGCCGCTCAACAACTGGCGGAAAATGAAAATGTGTCTGTACAAGCCAAAGAACAGCTTTCGCAGGCCAGTTCCACGGCAGCAGAAGCCATGGAGAATCTTACTGCGGCGCAGAGAGAAGCAGAAGCCGCCATGACTGCATACGATGAAATCATTGCGTCCGGTACTACGAATCTGGATGAACTGGAAGCAGCGGCGCAACGGGCGGGGACAGCGGCTGAAAATCTAGCATCAGCCAACGGAACGGCAAAATCAGCTACAGAGCAGCTTGGAAAGGCCGTGGAAGAGGCTGGTAAACAAGCGGAAGAAGCAGGGAAACAGTCAGAAGATGCCGGCGGAAAAGGCACAGAAGCCATAGAATCTATCTCTTCTGCCCTTGCTGCCGCTGCCATTACGGCGACGTTGAAAGAAGCGGCGCAATATGCCTACGAATTGGCGGCGTCCTTTTCTGAAGCGGAAAAGACCATTTCTTCCGCTACCGGCGCAGTAGGGGACGAATTGGCAGCTTTGGAATCCAGTGCTTATGATGTTTATGCATCCAACGACGATGGACTTGACCGTGTTGCTCAATTGACCAGCACGGTCAGCGTTCGTTTCAAGGAAACCGGCGATGACCTCACAGACCTCACCAATCGTTTCCTGGCCTTTGACGATGTATGCGATACGGACGTCAACGCTGCTGTTACCAGTGTTACCCAAACGCTGAACCGCTGGAACATGGAAACAGACCAGGCTGATGAGCTGATGGACAAGCTGACCTATGCTTACCAGCAAACCGGAGCATCCATTAGCGGTATGATGAGTACATTGCTTTCCGGCGCTACCTACTTTCAAGAGATGGATATGACCCTTGACGGTACTATCACCTTGCTTTCCGAAATGGAGCAGCAGGGGATCAGCAGTACACAGGTTGTTACGGCAATGCGGACGGCTCTTACCAATTTTTCGGCGGACGGGCTTGATGCTGGCAATGCTTTGCGAGACGTGGTGGAACAGATTCAAAATATGGAGAGTTCTTCTGAAGCCACGGCGCTTGCAGTAGAAACCTTCGGTACTCGAAGCGGCGCTATTTTTGCAGATGCCATTCGGAACGGAACCATCAGCGTCGACACTTTTACGGCCAGCATGGATGAGGCGGATGGTGCATTGGACAAGATGGCCGACATCACGGAAACCTTGGATGAAAAGTGGCAGCGAGCGGCAAACAACATCAATTCAGCCTTTACGAAAGCCGTGGAGCCTGCGGTTACAAAGATGTCCACGGGAATGTCCGATTTTATGAATGGGATCGGGGATTTCCTGAATGAGAATCAGGGTGTCACGAAAGGCATTGTAGCGGCGACCACGGCGGTTGGCGTTTTTGTTGGCGCCTTCACTCTTTTGGGAACTACACTTAAAGTTGTAATTCCAGTGATCAAGGAACTTGGCGCAGCGATTAACCTTAATTTAGGCCCGATTGGATGGGTCGCTATGGCAATTGGTGCTGTTACTACGGCGATTGGTGTATTTTGCGCTATGTCAGAGGATGCTGAAAGCGAAATCGACAGCCTTACCGCATCATCTAGGGAGCAGTACGAAGAACTTCAATCCTTGTCAGCGGAATATGAAGAGGCCTGCGATAGATTTGGGGAAACTTCGGAACAGGCTTTGGATTTGAAGTATGAAATGGATACCCTCAGCGAGGAGTTCGAAGCCAACAAGAAGACCACAGAGGAATTTGAACAGGAACTTCAAAATTTAGCGGAAGCCTACCAGGAGACAAAGGACGAATTTGACCAACAGATTCAGAGCATTGATGCCAGCGAGCAGAGCAACCTTGCGCTGATTCAGCGTCTTTCTCAACTTGCCAGCACCACGGTAAAGACCAGCGGTGTGCAGGACGAAATGCGTGTTATCATTGATAAACTCAATGATAGCATTGATGGTTTGTCTTTGTCCTATGATGACCTTATTTTCAACCAGGATAATGTCATTGAATCTATTCGTGCCATGGCGGAAGCTCAGGCAGACCAGGAACGATATCAGGCAGCTTATGATGCTTATGTTGATGAATTGCAACAACAAACGGATGCAGAAAATCAACTTGCTGAGGCAACAGCTAATAGGGATGCTGCTTATAGAGCAGCAGCAGATTATGCAGAACAACATTCCAATTTGGTCTACATTAACGACGATGGGAAACTAGCAGGAAATGCACACAGAGCTGGTAATTTAAGCACTGAAGAGAAGAATCTAAATGCGGATATTGATGAAGCTAATTCGAGATTAGAAGAACGGCAAGCTCTTTTAAATGAAATTGATGCAAGCGTCATTCAGATGGAATCCGATTTTGAAGAACTTACCGAAGTGTCTGTGGAAGGAATGAACGACCAAGAAGCCGCCCAGACCGCCGTGCAGGAAGCCATCGACAGCACGAAATCAAGTGTCACCGATTTGATTACTGCCTATAATGACGCCTATGAAGCGGCTTACAGCAGCGTTGACGGCACTATTGGTTTGTTTGACACCATGTCAACGGAATGCGAAACTTCTACCGCAGACATGATTGCCGCTCTGCAAAGTCAATCCGAATATCTGAATACCTACACCGAAAACATCCGCAAAGCTGCAGAATACGGCATTGATGAAGGATTAGTAGAATCCTTATCGGACGGTAGCCAGGAAAGCGCAGCTTACCTCGACACCATTATCCAAAAGATTGACGAATTAGGTGGAAACACACAGGCGGCACAAGATTTCATTAACCAGTTAAATGGCTCCTTTAGTGAAGTGGAAGGTGCAAAAGATACTTTTGCCGGCACGGTTGCAGAAATGCGAACCGACTTCACTACGGAAATGGACGGCATTCAACAAGAAATGCAAACCACAGTTGAAAGCCTAGATCTCAGCGATGAAGCCAGCACAGCCGCAATCAATTCGATTCAAGCCTACATTGATGGGATTAGGTCAAAGAAGGGTGAAGCAGTAGCCGCTGCAGAGAGCATT